ACTGCAAAACCCATTTCACAACATTGCATATCTCTTTCTACAAAGTTTGTTATTTGATGTATTCCACTTTCAACTGTTACACCACCTGCTGTACCAAAATTCCAAACAGTAGACGGTTTATATTTTTCAATAAGTGCCGATGCCTGTATAGCGGCATTTACTTTTCCAACACCTGTGAAGAATACATTATCCCAACTTTGCATGTTAGGTGCTTCATCTCTTAAAGCAATTAAAATGATGTCCACTTATTCTCCTTCAAACTCCATAATGCATTTTACATCATACCCTTGTTCTTTAATTATAGCACTTCCTCCCAAGTTGGGCAAGTCTATTATTGCAACAATTAAAATATTTTCTTTAGGTATGTCCCAATTCTCATGTATTAAATCTGCACAGGCAAGTGCTGTACCACCTGTGGCAACTAAATCATCTACTATAGCAACTTTACCTTGTATAGGTGATATTTTTTGTATGTGTATTTCTGTTTCACCATATTCTAATTTAAAAGGTTTACTTACAGTAGGGTTTGGTAACTTGCTTGGTTTTCTTGCTAATATAAAAGGCAATTCAAATTTTGTTGCAATAGGAGTTCCAAAAACAAAACCTCTACTTTCTATACCAACAATGCAATCAGCATTAAACTTAGCAACATCTATACTTAATTCTGTAATACTTTGTTTAAATGCTTTAGCATTTTCTGTAATACTAGTAATATCTCTAAATTGAACACCAGCAATAGGATAATCAGGTATTGTTCTTACAATTTTTTTAAGATTCAAATTCGTCATCGTAGTCAGCCCAATATTCTGATAAATCTTCTTCTTCAGGATCTTTGTATTCGTCTCTCCACTTATCTGTAATCCAACCAACTGCGGCTTCATAACTTTTACCCATAGAGTCATTGTAATCATAGTTGGCTTCTAATAGTTCTTTATCATACCAAACATCTTCTACAAATTCACCTAAGTGTGTTTCTACAATGCTATATACAAGTTTGTTTTCATCGAAAGGTTCGTCTGTGTCTACAAACCAACTTGCAAAGGAACCTTTTTCTGAACTGTGGAAAAGAATTACAGGTGTGCAACCTTCTGGAGTTTCACCTTCTGTGTCTGTGCTAATATATGCTCCTTCTCTTCCTTTCAAACAATATCCGTCAGTTTCTATTTCATCTTCGTCCCAACCAAAATCATCTGAACCGTCTGTAGGAACACTAACTGCTGTGAAGCCACCATCTGCATAGGCACTATTGATATGTTCAATATCATCTACTTCATACCAACCTGGTATTTCATTTGTGTCTTCCATGATACTTGGAGATTCAGCAATAATATCTTCATCATCGTCCCATTCACTTAAACAAAGTACATGCGGAATAAATTCTTCATGTGCTCCATCATCTTCAATTTTAGGTGCCCAATATTTTACGAACTCATCTGACACTGAGCCAACTGCAAGTTCTCCTCCATACCTTCCACCATCAATTCTATATCTATATTTCTTTGCCATATTTCCTCCTAGTCTAGCAAGTGTGCAACATCAATTTCATTTGGAATCTTATTTGCTTCTTTTACAAAAAATGCACACTTAGGATTTGGTTTATTTTCTAAAGGTGCAACTAACATGTGTCCGTTTTTTAATTTAGGAAAGTACCACTTTACATCTTGATAAATGTTAGTGATTTTTACTTCTTCACATTCAATTAGTTTTCTGCCCAAAGGATTCAACGTTGCTGTTAAAAATCCTCTATTGTTTAAACTTGTTAAAGGTATAACCTCTACTCCACTTAAATCTTCATCTGTTATTGCTATACTCCAATCCATTGGCATCTGAATTGTCTTGTCTCCTATTTTTAAACAAATAGCAGGTGCATAAAAACTTTCCAAAAATATCAAAGGCAAAAAATAATAATCCATAAACTCAGGGTCTGTTGTGTCAAACACGCAAAATCTAATATCATCTATTACGTCAGGTACATGGTCAATTTCATAAACGTCATTCTCGACTGTTAAAATTTTCATTTATACTCCAATTTAGTTACTTGAAAAGGAAAACCCTGCTCTTTATAAAATGCTTTTCTTTTTGTCAAGTGTCTTTTACTATACTTTAAATTACTCGTAATGTCAATTACATTCAAATAGTCCTTGTCCTCGGCTTTACGAATTCCTCTTCCAATACTTTGTATTACACGAACAAAACTTTTACCTGGCTCTAATAAAACCAAATTAAATATTCTAGGTATGTTAATACCTACTGCCGCTACGCCATAAGTTGCAACAATAACTTTATTATCCATTTCGCTTACTTCACGATATTCTTTTTGCCTATCAGCAACTTTCATATCGCCACTTATGAATACCCATTCAGGAAACATATCAGATAATATTTGTCCTGTTGCAATTCTGTCGATTAATACAAGTGTATTTCCAGAACCGCTTATACTAGTTATTATACTGCTTATTTCTTCGATTCTGTCTTTGTCAGTTACAAGCCATTTTAACTCTTGAGCATAATTGTTAAATCCTAATACTCCGTCTTGCAACTGAATTATATTGATATCTAAGTTAGCAAGTACGCCTTTTTCCTGTAACTCTTTACTACTTAAATTACCAATTACTGGTCCTAAAGAACAAACACAACCAACTGCTTCATGTTCATCTTTAGGTATTGTTCCTGTCAAACCCCATCTTACAGGAACATTTCTAAATGGTCCACCTAATAAATTTCTAAGTACATCTGCTTTTGCTTTGTGTACTTCATCGACCATTATACATACAACACCATCTAAGAAATCATCTATGGGAAAATCTGCTTCATATTTTTTACTTTTCTTTTCTAGTATTGCCAAACTTTGCCATGTGCAAATTGTATGTGTTTTGTCATATTCTTTTCTATCTCCAAATAGCACACCAACATCAAGTCCTAAATTTTTGTAGTCTCTTTCTGTTTGTAATACTAAGTCTTTGTTAGGAACAATTACTATTGTTCTACCATACTGTTCACACATATCGCTTAAGGCGGCTGTTATGAGCGTCTTACCGGCACCTGTAGCCACCTCCTGCAAACTTTGTGGGTTCTTTAAAAAGTTGTTAATTACATCAACTTGATAATCTCTAAGAATAATAGGCTCACCTTCTGCTGGATGACCTTTGGGCCATGCAATATCTTCATATTTGGTTTGCTCTATTTCTTCAAATGCAAATGACCAAATGTTTCTGTTGTCTTGTATTTCTACATCATATCCTGCTTGTTGCACTATAGGAAGTAATCTATCAAGTAGATTCATGTATGTTCTTCCTCCAACATCGCAGAAGCGAACACAACCATCCCATCTGCCTAACTTGTAAGCAGGCATATGATATGCATAAGGTAAAAAGTATTTGACTTCATCGGATATCTTACGTCTAGTTTTGACGTCAAGTCCGACAAACTTTACATTTACCTCATCTCGAATCTCTAAGACACATTTAGCCATATCGTATATTATACTACCATTTCTTCTGTACTGTCAACATAATTTGTCTTCCACGATTATCATAACCAGGAAGTACTTCAACTTGTTCATCTAAAACATTGTCAATGCTTAGTGCTAAGTCTACATCATTATCAAAAGTCTTAATATATCTAAAAGATAAATTTATTAAATCTTCTAAATCATCACCGTCATATGGACCAGGTATTCTATTAAATTGTCCTCTTAATGTAATGTCAAATTCATGCGAACCAAAAGATTCGTTCCATCCTAACACAGACATATACTTAGGTACTCTTGCTTGATCCGTATCAGTTACAGAAAGTCCTATTTTAAATGCTCCAAATGTTTGTGCATATCTAAGTCCTTGCGTTTCGTATGCACCTGTGTTATCGTATGTTGCGTTTGTCCAAACATTTTCTGTAACTGCTTCTGTTAGCAAATTACCATCCTCATCATATGTTGCAGGTGTTACAACAACTTCTGTATTAAAGCCGGGTACATATTCTATTGCTTGTTCAAATTCATATCTAAACAAACTTAATACACCAAAACCAATTTCATAACCTACTGCTTCTTCAGGCAGTAAGTTAGGGTTTGCATCAACATAACCGTCACCATGCAATTCATAAAGTGTAGGTCTTCTGTAACTAGTACCAACATTTAAAAAGAATGGTCCTTTTTCGATTCCAAACCTTAATGCATTTTGGTCTTCGTTACCAACTCTAAATCCAAAGTTATATTTCATGGCAAAGTCGGCATTTATATTTAGGTATGCTCCATAGTTATCTCTATTATGGTCTCCACCAGCAGTTAAATATTTTTCATGACTAGCATCAACACCATATGCAACTTGCAGTTTTTCTGAAAGGTTAGTTTGGTCCCCAACTCTTAAATAGTCTGTACTGCTTTCATTCCAGTATGATTCATATTCACCTGTATAGTAATGTGCTTTATCATGCGTTCTACCAATTGTAAAGTATTCATTATTCACTGCAACATTGTATTTCTCACCATCTTGGTTACAGTCATTTGACTGAGAGAAATCTGCCGCATAACAATTATCATAATCATAATTGTAATCTGTGTAGTCCATTGTGATTGTAAAGTCTTGTACATCAAAATTAAACTTTGCATTTTTATTTGTGTACATATCTCTTTCTTCATTATCATTTCTTACACTATCTTGGTTAATTTCCATAGCAGTATATTGAAACCATTTCGCAGGTGCAACACTTACCATTTTATGTTCTTGTGAACCAAGTATTGCTGTAACACCTTGTTCAATGTTGTCTTTAATTAATATAGTGCCAGCAATACTACCACTACCATATACTACACTATTTGCACCAGTTATAATTTTTACATCTTGTCCTGTTGCCAAGTCTGTACCAAAATCATACCAGGCACTACCAGGCAAGTTTGCTGGTATCCCATTTTTATATACTGCCGTGTGTACTGTTTGAGCACCACGTTCATTATATCCTTGAAAAGCACCATAGCCACCTGCTGTCCAAGTGTGGGCAGGTAATAATACTCTGATAAATGAATTGCCTTTTAGTGGATCTGCTTTTACAGATTTTACTTGTTGTGCCACTACCACAACTTCTTCAATTTCTTCTGCCTTTGCTTGAGGGCTCAAACATACTGCTACTGCAAATATAACTGACCAAGCAAACATGGCATACATTGGAGAGAAGTTTAGATGGAAATTCCTTTTCCACTCCTTCTCCTGACGTTCCTTATCTATGAAATTCATAAGTTCTCCAGGTTATTAGTTCTATTATAATTATACGTCTTATTAAGGAAAAGTCAAGTGAAATATCAAATAAAGTGAAGCCCGGAAGAAATCCGGGCTTCTTGGTGCTCTGTGTGGGGGATGACTAACGTTTGAGCACCAGGGAATCGTTAGCAGTATTACTTATTTTAAATGACTCCTTTCATACAAGTAGTTCTGGCTAATGCCTGCCAATTGTTTGGCTCCATTTTCCTAAGGTCGGAAATCTTAAGAACCATCCTTAAAGATATCTCTCTAAGTTTGTCAGTGTTCTCAATCATGAAGTCAATAATTTCTTTATCGCCTTCTTCACCGAACTTGTATTCTTCAAGCATACCATCTCTAACAATCTGCTTAATTCTAAGAAACTTATCTCTAGCAGAGTTCATTGTAAGATCCAAGTAGTGACATCTGGACATAAGTGCCGCCAAGTGATCCTTAATCTTCTTAGAACGAACGTTTTCAAAATCAACGTTAGTAATAAAGATACAACCACCTTTGAACTCAAACCTATCAGGTATTCCTTCTCTACGAAGTGCATTGGATTCTGACTTCCAAGTAATGTAACGTTTCTTACCTGAGTCAAGTGTAGCCTTAAGCATGTTCAAACATACTTCATCAAACAATACACTATCACAGTCATCAAATACTAGGATGTTACCTTTCTCTGAATTGTTAAAAAGTGTTTGGAACAAACCAATTGGCGTAACAGAACCTTTAACAACTTCAGTCCTTGCAGGCTTGCCAGCAACTTCTGTAAGCATGTCGTAATCTTCTAATACAGATTCAACACCAAAGGACTTACCAACTCCTGGAGGGCCACTTACAATCATACCTCTAACAGTACCTTCTGCAACTGCATGAGTCATTCTGTCCAAAATATCAAACCTTTCACGAATACGTTCAATGGCTTGTTCATCGGACTCTTCCTTCTGCTCTGCAGGGGTATTGTCGATTTTAGGTTGCTCGGCATATATAGCCGGAGTTACATATTCAAGGTCCTGTGTAGGATCTTCAATTAGCACTCGGATTTTACCAAATTGGTCACCAAGGACTTCAGTACCATCAACAGTAATGAAAGCACCTTTCTTACCAATGTTTAAAGGCTTTACAATAGGAAAAACCATGTTGTCCACAGTATTCTTTCTGTATGTGCCTTGTTTTATTTTTACAAAGTTAGTCATCTTTACTCCCGTTTTGTTTAACTTATACATACTATTATACTTCTTTTACGGGGGAAGTCAACCTTTTTACCAAAAAAAGTGGTAAAAAAATTAATCTTTTTTGATGTTTAGCATGAAAAAGCAGGTTTGTAAGCATTTTGCCTGCCATTTTGCGTCGTCTACAGCACTATGTAATGCTTCTTGAACACCTTTTCTAGGGTCAACATCCATCATGCTGAATACAGTTCTGCTATCTCTGATTTGCCAATATGCCCAATTTGTGTGGGTGTTTAGCATTTTATATAAGTTCTCAATAATGACCATATCAAATTGTGGGCCTTGACACCAAATTTGGTCACAGCCAACTAGCCATTTATTAAGAGATTTTGTGAATTCATTAAGTGGAGTTCTGCCCTCATCTGAAAAGGCTATATCCTGAATATCTTGTGGTTGTTTTGCCCACCATTCAACTGTGCCTTCATCTATATCTCTGGACAGAGCAGTTTGCTCGTCAACATCTAATTTAAAGTCTAAGAATGAATGTGGTTCTTGGTTTGTGTAAGGGTCGAACTTTACGCCACCCACACTTAATACTACTGCTTCTGGCGTAGTTGCCAGAGTTTCAATATCAATCATTGCATGGGTGGACATAGTTATTTTGTTCCTTGTAGCCTGTATTGACCAAACAATTTGTTAAAAAGAACTTCTGCTTCTTCTAAATCAAGTTGTGGTTCATTCCATGCTGACCTTTCTTCAACATTTAATTGACGCCACTTGGTAAAGTTAGATTCAAAAGACTCACTTTTATCAAATTGGAATTCAAAATTGTCGCTCATATATTACTCCTAAAGTTAATAATGTAATTATTTTACTAAAAATTAGGTTCTATGTCAACCTTTTAAAATGCTTTTTATACAAAGAATCTTCTAAACCGTATGCTTCTTCTTCCCAAGGAAGTTTGTTATATGGTGTATTTTTTATTAATTCTTCTTGTAGTTTGAATTCAAATTGCTTATTGATTAATTGTTTTGCATGTACTAATTCATGTGTTAGATTTAGAAGTAGTTCTTCTCTAGAGTAAGTATAGTCATTGCTTACCCTTGCTATTTCAATTTCAACATGCTCAGAATCTCCCCAACAATAACCTGCTAAATTGTCATCTACAGTTTTTAAAATTTCAATATTTACATCTACTGTTGAATTACAGTTTGGACATTGTTCATTAAGTAATAATTCTGATGCTATAATTATGTCTTGTTTTTTAGCAAGTCTGCCATTTATAAAAACATGTATCATTTAGCCTATAACGATATCTTCCATGCCTGCAGTTCTAAGTCTAGTAATATGACCTATCTGCCATTGCTTGGTATCGAGACCTTTCATTATACCTAAATATTTGTTACGCAATAATGCATATTGGTTACAAAGGTGTGTAAGGTCTATAACACTATCCTCACTATCAACAAACTTTTCAGCATCTCTACTGCTCAATGTTCTGTTGTAACTTTCTAAGTATTTGCGAAATGTTCTAGAACGTTCTTTGCGAAGTTCTATATTTAAGTGTTCTAATATTGCTTCAATTTCTTGAAGTTGATTAAAACGGTGTTCTGTAATGCCAGGTAAGGCAGAACTAGATTTCTCTAGACTGCCTTTAATACTGCATTCGTATTTGGCTTCTTCTAATTCTTTTTCATAGTAGTCAATTGAGTCAACAATCTTGCCTAAATCTGCTACTACTGAATTATACCAACCTGCCATATCTTAGTTCCACTCGTCTTCTTCTTCATCGTATTCATCTACACCATAATGACTTGCGACTGCTGTTTTAAGAGCAGTATCGAAAGTATCTATGTCTTCTTGTAGATTACTCATATCGGCTTCCTCGTCAAAAACTCTGACTAAATGTTCTGCCGCTTCAATACGATCCTTCTTGGGAACATAATGTTTCATAGTGTCCCAAACACTAACTAATAATAAAATATCAGGATTCATCGATTAAGTCCTCTTCATTTGAATTATCAAGTTCAACAATATCTATGTCATCTTGGACATCATTATCCTTATTAGGATTCTGTCCAAACTCATCCATCACTATTTCGAGTTTATCTCCAGTCCAGCCTTTCCTGAACTCTTTGATTTCCTCTCCTGTGATTGGAGATACATAGGATAGTTTATTACCAACTTTTTCTAAGATACCTTTTGCTTCTAGCATTTCTACCATACCACTGTATGGGTCCATTCCAGTTTCATAAGGTATTTTAACTTGTACACTTTCAAAAGGTTTACTGTAACGTGTTTTCATAACTTTACAACCTGCACGAATTCCTTGTACCGTTGTAACTTTATTGCCGTCAGCATCTTCTTTAAGTTTAAGTTTTTTCATTGCAATAACAATACTACTTGCATATATAAAACCTTGTCCGCCTGATATTTTATCATCAGGATCAAACATGTCTTGTGATGCATAAGTATGATTAGTTGCTATTAGCCCAATTGGGTGTGGTGCTAATGAGTTTACTGTATTTCTAACTAGGGCAGTTAATGCCTTTGGCTTTCTACCCATATCACCTTTCATATCACCTTTTTCAAATTGTGCTACGTCTGTTGGTGTTAGTAACATACCTAAACTATCTATTACAAATAGCATTTTAGGTTGTTCTTCATATGGTAAATCACCATAGTTAGATTTATAGTCTTTTACAAAATCACTGATTGTTTTAGCAACATCATCAATCATGCTAACACTAATTTTGAGAAGTTTCTCAGGTGTAGTGTCTACATCTAATGCTTGTAGCCAATCTTCATCAAGTGCATTTTCACTATCAAATAATACTACTTGACAGCCTTGTTGTTGTGCATTACGCACTAAGTTTCCAGAACAAATAAAACTTTTACCAGAACCGGATTCTCCTGCAAATACACTTACCTTACCAAGTGGGACTCCTTTTTTGAAGTCCCCACTTATTAAGTAGTTTAAAGTGTAGTTACCAGTTGATATCCAATCTTGGGGGTCATGAAAGCCAGCACTAATACCGCTGATGCTTTTAGTCAAACCCGTTCGGAATTTGTTTAAGTCAAATGGTTTCTGCATGATATCTCCTTATGAACTACGGTTTCTAATCATGTTCAGAATATCATCTGCACTTGGTTTCTCACCACTGGTTTCTGCTACTGGTTCAGCCTTAGGTTCAGCCGCAGTTGCTTGAGTTTCAACTGCCTCAGAAAGAGGGGCAGTTGGCTCTGCCTCTTTTTCAACTACCGGAGCCGGGGATACCGGAGTAGGTGCTGGTGCTTGTACTGATTCTGTAGTTTTTTGCGTTGCTGTTTTAGGAACATCTACTCCGTAAGGTTTGTAGAAGTTACCCCATTTTTCAGCATCATACAATTCACCGTCAACTGATGCTTGGAACATTTCAGCGATTGCTTGTAGTTCTTCTTGCCCAGGTCTTTTTGGTAAAAAGTCTGATAAGTTGTATAGACCATTTGAGTCAATTGCCGCAAGTTCTTTTTCATCCAATGCTCTCTCTTTACGAGCATATTTAGAAGTAGAATAATCTGCGTATTGACCTTTGGTTGTTTTAGTCACTCTAAAATCTGTACCATTTATATAATCAGTTGGTAAGTTCTCCATGTCTGGGTCCATTAATGCTGATTTAATAATGTTAAAGATTTGAGGTGAAATTACAAATCTTCTGATTGGATTTTCAGGTGATTCCTCTGATAGAGGATTCTCTGTTACAAATCCTTGAAAAATGTATGAACGTTTTTTCCAATACTTTCTTCCCATATCTTCAAGACTTGAATCTTTAAACCAAGGACGAACCTCAGTTAATACAGGACATGTATCTCCATACATTTCTGCACAAGGTACTTGTACAGTTACGGGTTTCATATCGCCACCCTTTACGCCTGGAAAAGTCAAACGTATCATTTGTCTTTCAACCCAGTAAAATGCGTTATCTGGATCTTCATCCGGTAAGAACCTCAGTACTGCTGAAGTGCCTTCGTCGATATTCCAGTGTGGGTAAATGGCGTTGTCACCGCCTGATTGTGATTGGCTTCCGGAACTTTTACTTTCCATTGCCTGTAGTTTTGCTCTAATTTCTGCCAAAGATGCCATAATGTTTCTCCTTATATGTTTGTGCCATGTTTGTAAACGAGTTGTGTTTACTATGTGCCTTAGTTTACTTTCTTTGTGCCATGTTGTCAACCTTTTTATACTTCCGCTGACAGGAAGTTGTAATATTAATTATTGAATATTACGAAACTGTCTATAAATTCTTGGTATTCTTTTGTTTTGCTTTCTGCTAAGTCTTCTGCCATTGCTACATTTGTAGGTTGTTGTGCAGATAATAGAGAAGCCTTAACTGCTCTATATTCCATAGGATCTAAACTTCCACCGTCTGATAGTTTGTTCCCAATGCTACCTAAGTAATTAGCAAGTCTTTGATTATTAACTGTAGTGCTTAATTGACTTACTTGATATCCTAATTTACTATGTGGATTTGCAAACTCTAAAGGATCTTCTTCAATAACTTCTTTTGCTCCTTCAAATGTTTCAGACTCAATTGCATTCATAATATAACTTTCAAATGCTGATTTTTTATTAACTAATTTTGAAAGTGTTTCATGTGCATTGCCAACCTTGTTATCAAAATGTGTTTCAGTGAAATGGTCTTCTAAGTTTACTTCATTAACAATCTCTATATTGTCGTATTCACTTAAACTTTCAACTGCTTTACTGTAAGACTTTGCACCAGCAACTCTTTTAAAAGTAGTTCTTATATTATCAATATGTTCTTTTGCAAGTGTTACATATTCGCCGTTTGCTTCATTAACAAGTCCTTTTGTAGATACATATCTTACAAACTCTCTTAATGTTCTAACATCTTTACACATTTGTACAATACTTTCACCTACTGTGTCATGCATTGCTCCACCGTTGTAAATATGCCTTGCCATTGCTCTTGCACCTTGTAAATTTTTACTTGGGAATAAGAAACGTTCTTCATTTGCTTGAATAAAAATCTTGCTAATGTTTCTGCTTCTAGCACCACGTATTTCTTCGTTTACAGGTTTTGTATGTTTAACAACTATCTTAACACTATCAAGTGGTTGATAACTTGTTTTAATTGATCCGTATGATGAACCTAAACTTGCTTCTGTTACACTTTTCATTTCATTCTCTTTTTCTATATTGACTTTTTCGCTAGTTGGTTTTAATGTTTTACCAAATACTCTAAAATCCATTGTCATTAAGTGGTCTCTTGCAATATTATTAAGTTGATTTCTTATTGTATCTGTGTCGTCTGTATTCTCAGATACACTAAAACGTATTTCCTCATTTGGTACATTTAATGTAACAAGTAAGTTAGGTTCATCAACGTAAAATCTAATTGCTTCTGCAGGGTTACCAACTACTTCGCCTACTTTATCAAAAGTATCTATTTCGTAACCATAGCCTTTTAATAAATTAAAGACTTTGTCTGCTACTGTTTTTACACTTATTGCCATTTATTTATCTCCTACTTGTATTTATCTAAAGTAGTCCAATTGGCATTGGTTCATCATATTCGTCGAAAGGCTCATCATCGGAACGGTCTATTTCTCCATCCCCTCTTATGTTCTGATTAACCACAGTAAATATATCATCTTCAAATGTAGAAATATAATTTACCATTCTACATGCAATTACCATGCTCATTACTAGGTCATCTGTTTCGCCTGGTTGTGCAGAAAAACTATTTCCTCTAGCAACAAAACATTTTAATTCACTTAAAAATGCTTTACTGTAAACTTTTAATTTGTTTTGTTCTATAAATCTTTTTAGTGTTATACAACCATCCATTTTAGTTTTTGCACTTGTATGAAATCCTTTACGTCCACGTTTGCCTTGAACTTTTACTGGATCATGTAACATTTGTCCTGGAAAGTTTTCTTCACCTGTATCTCTTATTACCACAAGTGCGGCTTCACCTATTGTGTTATTTTCTACTGTCCAATATATTTCTCTTGGTTCGTATGCTTCTATTTCTTTTAAAATTTCTCTTAGTGTTCTGACTTGTCCTTCAACAGGTGTTTTATTATGACACCACTCACCTACTTGTTTCATAGTTGGTAATTCAACAATTTGTATTGCGGCATTGTCTCCACCTGTTCCTGCACATGGATCTAATGTTATAACATACATATTATCTTTCTTGGGCCTAGAGTACCAACGAACTTCTCCTGTTCTGTACAAGGTGTCTGTATGCTTCATATTAGCCAAACATAAAGCATCAATTAGTGTTTCGTTATATATAATGAATTCACATTCGTGTTCTCTTCTAAAACGTTCTTCACCTATCCTACCCATTTCTTCTTCGGCCCATTTATCATCTCTATCAGGATGTTGGTGCCATTTAGCAAGGTATCCTTTAAAACCATTTATACCTACTTCTTGTTCATTACCATATTCGTCTACTGTTTTTTGAGATTGATGCCAAATACCAGCAAAGGTATCATCATCACTATTTGGTGTTGACGTAACAATACATTTACCACCTGTTGCTAATGTAGGTGATAATGAGGTCCAAAACTCAGCCGCGATACGTGGTGGTACGAAAGCAAACTCATCTAGGTAAACTAATGTAAGTGACATACCCCTACCAGTGTTTTCAGTTGTTGTACTACTAACTATACGTGAACCATTATCAAATGTTATACTTCCTTTATTGTATTCAACAACTCCTGCTCTTATATGATTAGGTATAGTTTCGTATGCATACCTAATACGTTGCATAATTTCACTAGCACCTGCCGCCTTGTGAGCCGCTACAAGTATTGTACTATCAGGTTTAAACATAGCAAACCATAACAAATATCCTGCGGCTACAGTGGTTTTACCCATCTGTCTACCTAGCATATTAATACTATATCTGTTATTATTGTAGTTTTGGATTAAATCTTCTTGATAATCAAAAGGTACAAAGTCAATTCCACCTTTTGTAGGGTGCTGTATTCTAACATATTCCTTCATAAAGAACATAGGACCGTCGTTAGGATCACAACATCGCTGAAACTCTCTCAGCATGTCTTGGTCATATAATTCTTTAGAGTAAGCAGATTTTACTAACTCAGTATTTACCGTTCCTTTTGGCATACTGTTATTTAGTTATTTTTTGGGGGAAAAATGCTTAGGATTGACTATTGCGTAGATAATCTTTTAGTTTATCTCTAATAATATTAGTTAAAACTTGCTTCTCATCTTTTGGTTGTTCACCACTATTGTATGGATTTACAGGTGCATCTGGCATGTCTACTTTAACAATTTTCATAGGTTCTTTAGGCATATCATCATGTTCTGGTTCACCACTTGGTAATGTAATTCCAACTTTTTGAAGTAATACTTTTAATTCATCTACTGATTCTGCACTAGCCTCGACTGAAACAGAGCCAGTATCTGTAGAATGATGTTTTGAATATTGGTGATGTTCTTGGCTGTTGTCTGGTTCTTCGCCATCACAAACATCACATCCTTCTTCAACTGATTCTTCTGCATTTAATTTAGCAAGTAATTCAGATGTAATAGGCTCATCTTCTACTTTGGCTCTATTTTCATCTGGTTTTGGAATCATTAATGCAACTGCTTTATCAAACAATTCATGTGCATCGTCTTCATTTGCAAAACCATATTCGTCAGCAAAGTCTACTGAACTAGAAGCATATAGGTCATCTAAATCTAAATCTTTAATTGTTTTTAGTTTACTAGCAACTTCTTCAGGCGTTTTACCTAATTTAATTGTTTCGTTACCAATGGACAAATCTAATTCACCGTTATCTGCACCAAGTACACCTCTGGCTTCCATTAGTTGTATATGCTTCTTCAAATCCGACATTAGTTTCTTCTTGCACTTTGACTAATAACATCTACATGCTTAGGCTCTGGAGATTTACCACCACCTGCTGTGCCTGTAATTGTGTCATATAGTCCTTTAAGGTTGTCTCCCATAATTTCATCTTTTGCAGGATAATTACGGAAATAGTCTGCACCTTTTTCTGCTTTAATTTTTTCTAATTCTGCTAAAAACTTGGAGTTATATTCTTCGCCAAACAATGCTTCACTAAAATCGACATCAACATTTTCGTTTTCATAGTGGGCGAATTCTTCTTTATTAAGTTCTGCATCTTCTTCTGATACAAATCTATCTTTATCCATTTCATGCCTTTCTGCGGCTAAATCTGATTCTATTTTTCTAGGCTCTTTAATACCATAACATAATACACGTTCATGGTCCACACCTAAATTTACTGCAACGTAAACTTCTAATATTCTATCGTTGACTGGATATTTTAGTACAACGTCTGTACTGCATACTTCACTTGTAAAATTAACACCTTTTAATCTTTGAAATTCCATTGGATTTTCTTGAATAGGTTGTCTATTCCAAGGAGTAGCACTAACAATATTGTACTTAGACAATATTGATTCTAATTTTGCTAAATCATCAGCGGAGCAATCTCTTGCGACTTTAATTTTATAGCCATACTCTTTGCTGAAAGATTCGTTTATGATGTCTTTTAATTCTCTCATAGTATAAACTCCTGTTATGCACTTATTTATCATAAATAACAAAAGTATGCAGTTTAAAGTAAGCAAAAATAATTTCAACGGGTTCGCCACATGGGGAGTTGCCTTAGAAAATCAGGTATGTCCACGTCCAGATATGCTAGATAGATTTGACCAAAGCGGTTATGATTTATGTAAATTAGAACAAGAATATGCAAAAGCAAATTTAGGTTCGCATGATTTAATGCGTTACAAAGCATGTATTAAACAAGAATGGTTTACAAGTGAAGAATCTCATAAAGGTGTACACATTAATCATTCCGATTTATATGAGCGTAAAAGTTATCACGGATACGCTCTAGAACAACTTTGTAATTGGGTGCCAGGAAACAATTTATTATGGAAAATGATTAAATTAAAACCTAAATGGGGAATTGATATGAGCATTGACTATGTAGACAACAACGGACATGTTATGGAATTATTTCATTATGAATGGGACGACACAGAATTAGATACTGTATTAGAAAAAAAAGAAATTATTGAATCAGTTGTTTTAGATAACGATTGGGAAGATGTTGCTAAAACTAAGTTACAAAGAAAAGATGAATGGCAACATTTGGATTTTACAGGTCAGAGCGAATGGACTACAAAATTTTTAGGATTACCAAAAGAAAGGTTTAAATTAGTACCTTGGAAAATTTAATTGTCTTTATTGTTGATTATTTTAAGCAATTCATTTCTATCTAATAATTTATTACCACTATCGTTACTAGTATATTCACCAGCATTGTTATCAAGTCTTGCTTTTTTAATCATCATGTCTATTTGTTTAAGTTTAGAATTAATTTTGCTATCTTTGGCATCAAGAGCAGTTTTTAACATTTTTGCGGCACTATCAAATATACTACCAGCATCTCTATCACTCACATTCATACCTAAGTTCATAAGTTGTTGATAACTGTCTACTGCTTGTTGAGCCAAGTCGTCCATATCAACGTTATGGTCGTCTAAACCTTTGACATTTCTTAATGCATGGTCAATTTTTTCAGCAGTACTTAATGCTGTTTCAACTTCTGCTACATCTACTTCAGTAATTTCTTTACTTTCATAAAAAACTTCATCGTGATCCGGCATGACTTTATCTTTTTCAGGTTGTTTTGCATCTTCGATAGGAGGCAAATTGAATTCTTCTTCTAACTTCTTAGTCATAACAGTATTTATACCGTAAAATTATGCTTTTAAAGGTTTACTGAGTTCTTCCCAACTAGTTTCGTAATCTGAATCACCATCTGCATAACCCATTACACCTAACTTTTCATATTCAGGTACTAATTCATCATGTAGTAAACCTATTTTTTTAAGATTAGGCATAATCCTACTAAACAATACATCTTGAAATTGTGTTTGAAATATGTTTTCCTGTTGATATTCGTCTGTATAGTCTAAGTCCATACCATATTTTTCCCAAACATCATATGCTCTAAGTCTATTTCTACTTACAGTACATGCTTCTAAGGCAAATTGTGCCCTGTCTAATCTTTCTTCTTCACTTAAAGTAGTAACAAACTCAGTAAGGTACTGAATACCAAATGTAACGTGCCTTGCTTCATCTCTAATTATATATTCTAGCATTTGTTCGTACACAGGATCATTAGTTGCCTGTTTGGCGGCATTAAAGGCGGCTAATGCCAATCCTTCAATTACTACTTGCATACCAATAAATTTTAAATCCCATCTAGGATCTGTTAATATTTTATCTAGTAGTCCTTTTAATGCTCTACCTATGGGCCAACTGCGTTTTAAACGTTGCTGTAAGTATTTGTTAAATGCTTCTACATGCCTTGCTTCGTCAAAAGTTTGACTTGCGGCGTAAAGTTTTGCGTTATAGGTCGGCGCACAACTGGCTAACTGCGATGCTACCAATAATGCACCTTGCTCTCCATGTAAAAATTGACTAGTTGCCCAACTGTTTAAATCTTTAAAAAACTCTAATCTAGTTTTTTTATCAAAAGTCTTAAACACTTCATGTTTATCCCATTGGGTATTTTCAAAATCAAACTCTGCATCACTTATACCTGTGAAATTAGGTGTCCAATCAACATCAACTTCTACATTCCAATTTAGTTGTTTGCCTAATTCATATAATTTTTTAATACGATTATCTTGTACAGTATAATCCCAATTAAATGAACCAGTCAAAGGTGTTTGAAAAATCTCTACAACGTCTGTAGGATCTAAATCAGCCGGAACATCTTCGTCAAACTCAATGACATTCCTTGGAGTTTTTGTATATTGTATTTTCATATTTCTCTTAACGCATTTTGCGTCTTGGTTTAGTTGTGCGTTTAGGCTTATTATATATTTGTTCTTCCGTAATTACTTTAAAATGTATTCCTTTTGCTTTACACCAAGCATTTGCGGCTTCCCATTTTGCGGCATTTACCTGTGTAGCAAATTTATCTCCTCTGCCTTTGGCATTTTCGATAACAGTTTGACTTTTAGGTTTAATCTCTATCAGTTCAATTAATGTTTTACCATTTTTATCTTGATATTGCACCATAAAGTCAGGTACATAATTAGTAATCTTTCCTGTGAAAGGATGTCTATAAGGAATCTTGACATTCTCACTTGCCCACTTTAGTATGTTTGGGTGGTTATCGCAGAACCTCATGAATGCAGTTTCCCAACTACTACGAGCAAATGGCATTTTACCTCCAACGTACTTGCCTGGATTCTGAACTACATATTGTCCTTGAGAGTATCGATTTGACATAACTATCCTTACGGTCTAATTAGGTCTGAGATTTTGCTATATTTGTTCTGCTTTTCTACACTCAAACCAACTAAATTTCCTTTCGGTCTAATCTTATTTAGTGCTTTGTATGTGTTTTCTGCTAATTTAATGCTGTCTTCATTTAATTCAAAGTATGATATAGGATGAACTCCTTGTATATCTGCAATTTTAATTAGTGCTACTGCCAATGTATTAGCAGTAACTTTGTTGAAACCAACTTGTTGT